ACCCAGCCCGTCGTGCCGGGGATGTAGGCGGCTAGGTTGCGGCCAATGGCGGTGAGGTCTTGGGCAAAGGTCGTGATGTAGCGGTAGGTGGTATCGGGGAGCAACGTGAGCCTAGGGAATCCGTTCCGCTTGGACAGCAGGCCGATGGTGTTGAAGACCGCATTGACCAGTCGCTGAAACTTGCCAATTGCTAGCTGCTTAGGGTCGGTTTTCTGGCTCAGCCCTTGCCCAAAGGCCAGGTTGATATTTTGTTTGTCTAATGCCATAATTGACCTATGTCTAGAGCCATTTAGGCCTCACTAACAATAATCCCGACGTTAATCCAGTCAACAATGCCAGCCGTGCCAATGACGACTTGGGCTTTGATGGTGTGGGCGCCTGGGGTTAATGTGGTTTTTACGCGGAATGCAGACGGGGGCAGCCGTAAGATATACCCAGACGCGTTGTGCACCATTTGGGCCTCCTGCGAATGAATCACCGTGCCGTCAACTAAAAACTTAATGGCCATGGTCGACGACGTGTTGCCAATGTCGTCAAATTGAATGTATGAGTTAACGGTGCTTACACCCTGCAAGGCGATTTCGATTAGCCGGTTGCCGGTGATGTTAGTAAAGGCTACCGACACAATGTCTTTAGTACCAGCGCCGCTTTGGGAGCTGTCGGATGCTGTAGCGGTGTTGTAGTTCTGCGCTCCCATTTTTTCAGGAGTGACAGACGCCCCGGCAATAGCCGCCGTGTCAACCGCACCGGCTTGGAAGTTGTCCGAAACTAACTTGGAAAACACCAGCGTGCCGGTAACATTGTCTCCAGACTGCTGAAGCACTTGGCCGTTGCCGGTGGCCTGGGTGTCGCCTGGAGCCGCAGCGGCTGCCGTAGCATTGCTCTTGATAGTCCGGGCGGCCATGTTAGCCAGCTTGGCATTAGTGGTGCCGCCGTCCTTTTCCCTAATCACGTCAGAGCTGATTTCTAGGGTGGCATCGTCAACCGTATAGCTTGCCGTCATCACGCCCGAGGTGCTCATGGACAGGATTTTAGTGGCTCCGCTGGGCCGGGCCGGTAGCGTGATAGACGTATCAGCGGCGAGCGTAGGGGCCTCTACCGTCATGCCATAGCCCGAAGCCACGTCATTGCGGAAGATAGCGCTGCCGAAATCTAGGTCGGCGGGGGTGTTGACCGCCGACTGCCAAACAAACTTCTCCGTAAGCGCCACGTAAGCGGCTGAGGCGGGGCTAAGTAAGTTGGCAATGCTGCCCGGCGTGCCCGCTACGGAGCCGTTTTGTGTAAGGCGCACAGCCACGCCGTCGGCGTCGCGATAATACAGGTCAACGTCAACCACGTAGAGGGTAGCTAGGTCGGCATTGCCAGACTCGTCGGTGGCAAAGGGGGTGAATCGGACAAAGCTAAGGTCAATGGCCCGGTTGTCGCCAAATGTCAAGTCGGCGTTAATATCCAGGCCGTCGCTGGGGACTTGCACGCCGCTGCCAGCGGTGTGATTATGGGTGTCAATCAGGCTTAGGCAGGCGTTAATGTCGGAGGCGTATTGCGGCCCGGCGGTGATTCCTACAGACGGCACTGGCAAAAGCATATTAGGGGTCATTAGAACACCATGAGGGTGCAGGTGGCCGGGCCACTTGCGGTTAGGGTTAAAGTCAATTTAGTGGCCGGAGCCGAGCGGTAGAGCGTAATAGGGGCGTTGATATCCACCACATACCAGCCGGTGAGCTGTTTGCCGAGCTTGTGGTTAATCACGTTGGCCCCGGAAGTAAGCGTAACGGTGAGCGTGTTAGCCTGGGCTACGCCTAGCAGCCGGTCAAGCAGCGATTTCCACCGCGTTTGCAGCAGCATTAGGTCGGCGTTGTCGGTGGGGATTAGGGGCAGGTTCACATATCCCCCGTGCCGCCTTGCAACGCATCAATCTTAAAGTTGACAACAAGAATCAGCTCAATCAGCTTATTAGCAATAAAGTCGGCTTCGGACTTGTGGCGGCTGACACGCACGGCAATGGCAAGGTTTAAGAGCAGAGAAATAATAACGGCGGCCCAGAGCTTTTTCATTTGAGGTCCTTTAAGAATTGAATTATGCGGTAAGACGGCTCAACTACAAGCAGCCCCCGTTGCATTCCTATAACCACGGCGGCCAAACCGCCCGAAGTAATCATTGGGCCCCCGCTGTCCCCAGGAATCACCTCGCCAAGCGCACGCCGGTGCCCCTGAGCATCCGGCCCATTTGGTAACAGAGCACAGGGCATGGATTTAAGAGCATCCGTACCCCCCGCGCCGACAAAAATACACACGTCGGGAGTTTCAACCTTGTCGGCTATTGGCAAAGCTTTGCGTTGGCCCGTTTCAACTTTAAGCACAGCCAAGTCCACGTGATTAGAGTCGCCTGTCTTGAGGACAGTTGCGGCGGCCTTTTGACCGTCTGCAAACTCAACTTCCACCCGACCTTTGAAGTCCCACACAATCACGGCCTCCTCCGGTGCGGCAGGCACGGCCACGCGACCGGCCACTGAAGAAATGTACGCCTGAAATGCTGGCGACGGGGCCTCGCCGGGCTCAAAGCAATGGGCCGCCGTTAACACGCGGTTGGGGGCAATGATAGCCCCAGAGCACATTCCCGTGGGCTTCTCGACGCCGTAGGCTAAGCTAGCCCACAGCAACGCGATTACTACAAGGCGACTCACCAGCCACCCACCGAGCCGCCGGGGCCGCCATTCTGCCCTTGACCGCCCCACCCAGACGCTCCCCGAGTGTCGGAGATAGTATCCGGCTGACCAGCGTCGCGGTTGGAGGCCGACGCATTGATGCGCTGAATGAGCATCATTTTCTGAGCCGCCAACACCTGCACGTCAGACTCCTCCTTCTGGAGAATCTTAATAGCCGCGTCCGTGATGACGTATTCAATCCACCCGTTCACGCCGTCGAGCGTGTCGGTGAGGGCAACCAAGTCGCGCATACGCGGAATGTACCACAGGCGCACCGGCTGGTTAGCCGACGGCGGGGGGATAAATTCGATATTGTCGCCCATGACGCGATACTGGCAATTGAACACCCCATAAATCGTGCTGTTGGAATTGGGGTAGACAAACCGATTGCGGTCAATGAAGTTAAAGCGGTTTACAGTGACGTAAGCATTGTTAGCCGTGTTAAGGCCGAGGTCCACGCCCAGGAGCTTATACATCGGTCGTGCGACAATCGACGCGCCTGTGGGGTCTGTGAATGTAAGCACGCCATTTGGGAGGGGATAACGACTAGACGTGCCATTGGTATTAAAAACAATCGGTGTGGCAAGGTAGTAATCTTCAAAGAGCGTGGTGAGGAGGTCATATAGCTCGGTGTAGGACTTGTTGATGTACGTGATTAGTTCGGAGTCGGTGACGAATTGGCTAGCCACGCGGTCAGCACGCTGGCGAGCCTGGAGCATAACGGCTTGTAAAGAATCCTGCCCGGCAAGGGTAGGAATCGCTGTCTGCACCGTCGAGTACGAGCTGGTGCCGTCGCCGTTGACCGCCGCCACTCGATACCAATACTGGGTAGCAAGCGCCGCCGTGGTGTCGAGGTACGACGTGGCCGACGGGGTGGCGAGGCTGGCAAAGGTCACGTTGTCCGTGGACCGCTCGACTAGGTAAGACGTTGCTCCAACGGACAGATTCCATTGAAGCTGCACCTGGCCGTTGCCGACCACTACATAAAAGCCTTGGGGGATTGCTGGGGCTGCCAAGTGTTTCTCCTAAAAAGAAGGGGCCCGGCCCGCGCATTAGCAGGCGGGGCCCCGGAGTGGCGAGTCTAGGGAGGAGCTAGTTATTCGCCTTGAACGGTGGAGGAGCTATTAGACAGCCACATAAGGACAGCGAGGGTGCTGCCGTCTGCGGGGTCGGTGGGGATAAGAGTCGTGTCGCTGGAGCTAGTGGGGCCCAAGCATTGGATGGTAACAAGTCCACCTTGCACGCCGTCAATCGGGTCGGCAATGGGAGACAACATGAGGCCGGGCGTGCCCAGGGCTTCAATCATCGTGATGCCGGACTTGCCAATGGCCTTAACGCGGCCCGTGGAGGCCGTGGGAGCCGCTGCGAGCTTAAGAATCATGCCCACCGCAGGGGTTAATCCGGCAGGCAAACCCGCCGTGGTCCAGTCGGTCGCGCCAACGGTCGTGATTTGGTACACCGTGCCGACGGCTCCGGCGTTCGGGTCAATGGCCGAGCCAGTGACGGGGGCAGCGAGGATTTGGCCAATGCAAGCATAGAGCTGCTTGTAGTTGTCCATGAGCTTGATTTGGTAACGGCCAGCCGAGAGGCGCGTCACAGACGTGATGCCGGGGCCCTTAACGGTGCCGACAGCGCCGGTCGCGCCAATGGCGATGTTGCAGTCGAGCATGACCGGCATGACGTGGAAGTTATAGTTGAACTGGGAGGTAAAGCGGCGATTTGCCATGGGATATCCGAGATTTAGGCCTCTCTAGAGTCACCGAACGGCATGAGGCCGGAGCCGCGCGGGCTAAGTCCAGGGGATATCCATGGGCTTGCAGGGCTCACCTAGGTTGTAGGTGATGTAACCTACGGGGTAGGTCGGCGCTGTAGTAATCGCGCCTGCCGTTGGGGAACACGATTCTAACTCCCCCTCTGCCTGTCTAGCTTGCATAAGGTCTAGCATATCACATATGGCAAACTTAGATATTTGGGCAGATAAGTGTGTTTCAATACATCCCTACACGTATTCAAGCACTTAACCTACCTAAGTAAGTGTTCACTTACAGGCTAAGTCTGCTAAACAGGTGGAATTTGTGAGTGGGGGAAACTTGCCACAAACGTGTGTTACGTTTTGTGGCGCGTGGGACTTGACACAGATTGCCACCGAAGGTATTCTGAGCTTAGGAGGCACAATGCGAAACGAATCTTTCCTAGCAATGATTCTACTCTTGGCCCTGGTACTCCTAATGGGCGTATCAGGCTGCGCGGCCAAGGCGTACAAAGGCGGCACGCCATATAGCGAGGCGCTGTGTGAAGCTGGGCAGGAGCGGAGGGCATTGGGCATGCCGCAAGGCATGGACAAGGTCCAGTGGGACTATGAAACGCTTTACATTTGCAGCGGTGGTATTCAATGACTTACAAGGTTGGCGACGTTGTTAAGCTGACTGCGGCAGGGGCCGCCGCTTACGGCGAGGCGGTTGGCACTAGAGGAGTTGTTACTGAAGCAGGCCGGGGGCCCGGCTTAGCGTTTCCGTATGTTGTAGACTTTAGCCCGGCTGACATTGGCGCTAACTGCCCCGTGCGTCACGACGAGATAGCGCCCTTTGTCCTTCGGCCTCCAGTGGCCAATGAGCTGCCGCAGCCGCTGGAGGGAACCCGCGATAATCTTGAACGGGCCGAAGTTATCCGTAAAAAAACCGCCGCAAAGTACGGACTCAACACGCCTACGTATTTGCCTTACGACGTACCCTTGCCTCCCAGCTGTGAGTGTTTAGCTTTAGGCCTCTGCACTTACTGTCTGAGCAAGCTCCGTCAGGCTTCAGCTTGCGAATGCGGCTCAGAAAAGTGCGGCAGCTCGCAGCACAACGTGGTGCCCCAAATACGAGGAGGCCGCGTGACGCGTAAATTAAATGCGTTTGTTTGCGACCATTGCCGTAAATGCTGCGCTGCTGGCAACGACGAGTATCCAATCGATAACGGATGGTACAGCCTTTACACCGGCCAACACACCTATCATTTTTGCAGCCGCAAGTGTTACAACGCATTTAAACCGGAGGACAACAAATGAAACTGTGGCAAGCATTCGCCCTAATTGCCCTTCAGGCCGCTATTGTGTTGGCCGCCATGACCTCTGTGGAAGACGCCCACCAAAAGCTATTGCCAATGGAGGCGGTGCCTGATAATCTCAATGCGCGGTTTGAGGCCCTGGAAAACGACGTATTTACGCTAAAGGAGAAATGTCAATGAGCGAGCCGGTAACGGGAATGTACGTGGTAATCTATGGCCGTGGCTACAAGCTGGAGTCGTTTAACGACGCTGATTGGGAAACCATTACGCTTGGCTTCAGGCTGGGGCCCTGTGTTTAACTGCGTTAAACAGGCTGCCTAACGGCGCGGGGACGCTATGATATACGGACTTGTAATATCGTTTCTACTAATCGTAATGGCCGTGGAGATGCTGTTTGATGAGTAGCCTCAAATAAAAACCCCCACCCGGCATAGCCAAGTGGGGGCCTTCAGAAACGATTATACTAGGCTTATGCCGACAAACTTACAACCATGTTCCTGCCTGGCGCGCTGCAGACCAGGTTGCCATAGAACCCGATACGGATTTCCAACGCATCCGCATTTCCGACGCGGAGGCCTTCAAGACCTTCCATGCCGTACGTGAGGATGTGCGGTACCTTACCGAGCGAGCGGAGCTGCCACGTGTCCATCGTGAGCACGTAGCAAGTCTGAGGCGGGCAGCTGCGGTCAGCGAGCACCGTCACAACGCCATAAGCGCTGTGGAAACGCACGCCTTCAAACGCAACGTCCACTTCGTCATGCTGCACCTGGACATACTGCACCTTAGCGCCCAAGCTGTTTACCAGCCCGGCGAAGGACGCAAAGTCCATAATCGCGATGTCCGGCTTGCCGCCTTCACGATTTAGCAGGGCCAACGCATTGGTCAGACCTTCTTCAATCGTGAAGCTCGACGCGTCGTAACGCAATCCAGCCAAGCGAGTCGGGTCAGCCGAGCGATTGACGCCCCAGAAGTTGTCGTTAGACGCCGGAGCAGTGCTCGGAATCCAGGCCGCAAGGCCCGACAATGCCAGGTACGAACCGGTGCTCGACGCACCAGCCGCCGGAAGGTCGCCCTGTACCGTCAAGTACTTAGACGCACCCCACACGGAATCAAGGGCAGAAGCCGACGTTCCCGTGATAAGGCCCGAGATGCGGTTAACGCCCGTGACGACCATCGTGTATTGCGTGCCGCCGCTGTTAAGCGGAGCGCCGCCGTCCGTGCTCGAAGCGACCAGAGTCTGGCCGATTTCGAACTGGACCACGCTGTTGGGGTTAGCCAACGTCATGCTAAACACGCCGCCCGTGAGGTCGGTGACGCCAGCAGTCGAGATACGACCGCGAGTCGCCGTGCCCGAGCCAAACAGCTCGAACGCGATGTTATTCGATTGGTTCTCAAACCCAGAGTCCATCTGGAGCTTAGCTTCGTCAATGAAGGCTCCGGCATTGGACTTGGTCTGTTCCATCAATAGGTTGGTGATAGTGACGAGCTGGTAATCGCTTACAACGTAAACGAAGAAGCTCGACAGGGTCGTGGGGGTTTGGTTCGTCTGAGCAGTCGCAAACGTGTGCGAACGGCCCTGAGGATTGCCATACCGCAGCGGCACAGGGATGTACTTACCGGCGAAGCCGTCCGGCGACTCGTCCTTGGGGACCAGCGCGAAGAACGGATTCTCCTTGTAGACGAGGTCTTGCATGTAGCGCTTCTCGTCTTTGTACAGC